GCTTTATCACCACACATCGCGACATGCCAATAATACTTGGCGGCGTCCTGGCGGGCCTAATATTGGCCGCCTGTGGCGCTACATGTTGCAAGCGCTTAGATGTCCGCCACGCGGCGTCTGAGTGGGCGGAGAACCTCGCCGAGCTACCTGAAATTGATCCGGAGCTCGCGCGAGACTGCTTCGCCACCACAATGCTGGCCCCACCGAACCCGGTAGAGGGCCACTCGCATGCCAAAGCTGCTGCCATCCGCACTTCTGCAACGAATTTTGCGAACTCCATGGCGTCCCGTATGGGCGCGGAGCTCTACTCGGTGCAGATGTCCCGTCATGATCAAAGACGGGGCACTCGCGGCTCTCGCAAGTGGTTTTGGAGCAAGGACACGAACATCCCTACGAGGGACGATGTGCCAGGCGCCCATGACGTGGAGTACCTCTGTGACGTCGACTATTATGTTGACATGCCAGAGTTCTTATCCCGTCGCGCCAAACCGACGCTGCTGTATACAGTGGTGCCACAGGTCGCCTCCGGGCCCGCCTGCGATGACGCTAGCTTTTCCTTCAATGAAGATGGTGAACTCGAGATGATTGTCTCGGGCTCCGGCAATTACCGCCACCACCTTTGGGACTACGCTACCGACTCGCTCATGGTGGTCTCGTGGGGGTGGGTTTGCCCCCGCATTACGACCTACGCGGTTGAACGACGACAAGTCGCTGACAACCGCCAGTTGGTACTGCTTACGCCCGTGAAGGTTTTTGATGGCATAGCTGGTATCCTAGCGCACATTCTTCTCTCGGGGAAAGAGCTTTCACGGTTCGACCCCATCGTGCGCAACAAGGATAACGAAGCGTTCGTGCGTTTTCGCGTACACGCGGCGACAAAGACCCAGTACACCACTGCTCGTCCCTCGAGCGTGTTGTGCGCCACGGTCGACGCCGACGTAGACGAAGCCATCGCCACTGTTGCTCGCCTCAACGCGGGTAAACTCCAGCTCCCTACCGTTAAGAGCTGGTTGGCGGTTGGAGACGACAAGGCAGCCACCGTGCTGACCGAGTACCACCGTCTCTTTGGCAAGGTCAAAGTACCCACAGTGTTTCCAGTCGATGTTGCTGTCCGGACGTACAGTTACGAACCCCGGCAGTACGACCAGAACGCTAAAGCGAAAATGGAGGCTTTTATGTCTCCCCTTGTGCATGGAGCTTTCGTGCCCACCAACGATGCCGCCAGTGAGCGTCGTTGTGTTGAAGGCCGAATCAACAGTCTTAAGAAGGCTGAGCCCAAGCCTAGCGCGTTCGTCGACAAATGTATCGAGGAGTTCGCCACGGCGTGCATGCGAGGATGTGTCCTTCACCCGGTAGAGGTAGAAGAGATAGAGCTCAAACAGACCAGACCGCAACAGAAGCTGTCGTTGTTCCGCGCTTTCGTGGCCGGCCCAAGGATCCAGCGTTTGTTAAAGTGTTTCGTTAAAGCTGAGTCGTATGGCGATGTGAAAGATCCCCGGAACATCTCCACGTACAACGACTCTGATAAGCTTACCATGGCCCAACTTGCAATGGCCTTGTGTGAACACTTGAAACAATTCGCTTGGTTCGGCCCCGGCAAGACGCCTGAACAGGTCGCCACGCGGGTGGTTGAGATTTGCGGCGACGCAGATGCGGTTAATCAGTCCGACCTACATCGTATGGACGGCACTATTACATATCTGCTGCGCAATGTCGACCGTGCTGTGTTCTTGAAGGCCTTCAGGAACCACCAACCCGCGGTGAATGAGCTTTTGAAGCGTAACGCAGACAATGTCGGCGTGCTCCCCAACGGGACTTCTTTTGAACAAGGACCATCGCATGGATCTGGGTGCTCTGCTACGAGTGTATCCCAAACTTTGCGAGCTGCTTTCTGCGCATACCTCGGCTTCCGCAACTCCACCAAAGCTAGTGGAGAACGGTACAGTCCGAGCGAAGCGTTTGCAGCTCTCGGAATCCACCTTGGTGATGATGGATTGGACGCTAACCTCCACATCGCCAACCACAAGTGGGCCGCCGCAAAGGTTGGACTCGTGCTCGAAGCAAGCACTGTACGCCGAGGGGATCGAGGGGTCTCATTCTTGGCACGCTTTTATTCGCCAGACGTGTGGCATGGCCGTCTTGACTCTATGTGTGATGTCAAAAGACAGCTGTCCAAATTCCACGTTACGCTTCGCCTACCTCATGGGGTTACGGCTGAAGCTAAATTGGCTGAAAAAGCAATGGGCTTCGTCGCCACAGACGGGAACACACCGGTCATCGGGCCGCTCTGCAAGAAAGCAGTGGCACTCAGTGACCTTGGCCGAAAGCGAGCTGAGCTCGGGGTTGGCCCCTGGTGGTCCCAGTTCGACGAGTCAGTGCAGTTCCCTAACAACAACGACGACGGTTGGATGGACGCGGAGG